GGCATCGTGATCGGCTCGGCATTGAACGCCGCCTGAAACGCCGCGCGCGCCTCGGCACCGGCCTCGGCCGCCGATCCCGCGAAGGGATTGTCGATCCGGCCGAGTTCCAGATTGCCGATCAGCGAGATCCGCCGCTCGATCCCCAGAGCCTCGAGCCCTCCATTGATCCCTTCGAGGAAGCCGTTGATCCGCTGACCGACGCCATTCAGCATGGCCTCGACACCCGCGATCAGCGCGTTCGCCGCCTGGAAGGCGAAATCCCCGATCGCCGAGGGCAGCGCGCCCCAGAGCACCTTGATCGCGTCCAGCGCCCCCTGGAATGTGTTCAGCGCCCCGTTGCCGAAACCGACCACGGCTTCCAGCGACGTCTGCAGTGCCTCGGCGATGGCGCCCTTGATATCGGCCCAACTCGCCATAATCGCGAGCCCCATGGCTACGGCGCCGAGCTTCATGCGTTCCCAGACCTCGCGGGCAAGATCGCCCAGAAGCGAGAGCGCATTGCCGAACCCTCCCGCGCCGCGCACCAGCTGTCCGAACCAGTAGATCAGCTCGCCTGCACCCACGATCAGCGCCCCGATCCCGGTCCGGATGATCGCCCCGCGCAGGAGCGTCAGCGCGCCTGCGAGGCTGATGGTGGCGACCTGCGCCGCAATGAGCCCCGCAACCCAGCGCGCGGCCATGAAGCCCGCGAAAGCGATGCCGATAGCCGCCAGCCGCTCCATGTTGTCGGCGAGCCCGATCAGTGCCGCGGCCACCGTCGATGAGGCCCCGACCATCTGGTCCCAGGTGCCGACCAGTTGCAGCGCGGCGTTGCCGATCAGCGTGAAGGCATCGCCGATGGTGGCTGGCATGCTGTCGGCTTCTTCGCGCAGCAGCTCGAGATTGCCGATCAGGGCGGTGCGGATCACCTCGCCGGTGATCCCACCCTGCTGGCCGAGGGTGCGCAGGCCCGAGACGGTGGTGCCAAGCTCGGCGGCCAGCAGTTCGGCCAGCCGCCCACCATTCTGGATCACCGTGTTGAGGTTGTCCCCGCTGAGGGTACCAAGCGCCATCGCGCGCGACAGCGCGGTCTGGACCGAGGCCGCGCGTTCGGCACGCGCGCCGGACACCACCATCGCATTGTTCAGCGCCTCGGTGAAATCCAGCGACTCCGCCGTGGTCAGCCCCAGTTCGCGCAGCGCCGTGGCATTGGCCAGCCAGGACTCTGTGGTCTGGCCGAGGCTCGAGTAGGTCCGGCGCGCCATGGCGGCGAGCCGTTCCATGACGGCCGCCCCCGCCTCCTGGCTGCCGGTGGCCAGGTCGACCCGCGAGCGCAGGTCGGTCCACTGGTCGGCATAGGCCACGAGCTGTCGCGTGCTGATTGCGGCGCCGAGGATCCCCGTGACGCGGCGCACCACGGCGCCGGTGATGTCGGCCTGCCGCTCGATCCGCTTGAAATTGCGCTCGCCCGCATCGCCGATCCCCTGGAACTCGGCCTTCACCTGCCTGCCGCCCTCGGCGACGAGGCGGACGGAAACGCGTTTCTGGGTCATGGGTCAGACTTCCTGACGGTGGGGACGCAGCTTGCGGGGCGGGTTCATCAGCCGCGGGACAGAGACGCCCGGTCATCAGCCGTGCTCTGTTCGTTGAACTTGCGGACCATCACGGCCTCGATCACCGGCAGGCATTCGGCCGCGATCAGCGGGTTGACCCCGAGCGCCCGCGCCATTGCCAACCCCGCGGTCATGTCCCAGCCCAGAACCACAGTCCCGTCGGCGCTGGATGCGACGCGCAGTTGCCCCGCAAGGCGCTGCGCCAGATCCCAGACCTGCCAGCCCTCCGGGGTTTCCGGCTGGTTCAGCCGCGCCGGGCAGTCCGGGCACGGCCCTTGGCAGGCTGCACAGTAGCGATCGCCCCCGCCGAGCCACCAGTCGGCAAGGGCGCAGAGACGTTTTTTTCCTGCTCGAGGAGCAGCCACTTTGCGACGTAGGCCGACTGGAAGGCATCGAAGGCCGGCCAGATGTCGAGAAGCGCGTCGATACCCTCGGGCGTCACCGGGACCGGGTTGCCCTCGGCATCGCCGACACCCTCCCAATCCAGCACCGCGCGCCGCGCCACGGCCTTGGCCATGATCATGGCCAGTTCCTCTGGCCCGGCATCAGACGGCAGTGCCTGGATCCCGGCATCGCTGCGCGCCGAGACCATCAGCGCGGTGGTCAGCGGGCGCAGCTTCAGCCGCACGCCCGGCAGCAGGTCCAGCCAGCGAGGCGCGTTGGTCAGATCGAGTGTCAGCATCAGTAGGTCTCCCGTTCGTTCACCAGCGTGACCGTGCACATGCGCCCCGTCACCGGATCCTTCGCCGCCTGCCAGTCGAAGCTCGCCTGCACGCCCTGCGGCCCGGAAATCTCGATGCGCGGGCGCGGCAGGTAGACGGCATGCGCCACCAGCGTCAGGCTCTCGCCCGAGGGCATCACGTAGGCGAAGGTCATCTCGCAGGGCTCGCCATTGATCGCCTGCGTCACCAGCAGTTGATCGGCGAAGCGCACCTCGATCCGGCCGGTGAGCGCGGCCATGCCGGGGTCGGCGCCATCGATACGCCCGTCCGAGCGGATCGTCTCGATCCGGTCGAGCGTGTTGGCGTAGGTGATCTCGGCCGAAACGATATTGCCGAGCGGCTGGCCATTGCGCGTGATCGCGCCGTTGAAATGGCCGAAGCGCTGCAGGGCGATCTCGGCCAGCGTGCCTGCGGCGGAGGTCGTGGCGATGGCCTCGCCTTGGGCCACAAGGCTCGCGGTCGCGGTCAGAAGGCCCGAGCGCTGCATCTGCCACGACAGCGTATCGAGCATGCAACCTGAATACATCGCGAAGCGCGGCACCTCCGGCATGCCAGTCTCGATGGACATCGACGGCAGCACCCAGCCGCCCGAGCGGAACTCGTGACTGTAGGGCGCCACCGTGCCAGTAGTGATCGGCTGGCCGAAGGCCGCCTTCAGCCAGAAGCCGAAGGCCTCCGCGTCGATCGGCACGACGACATTGCCGTCCGCCGTCAGCGCGTCCTTGATCGGCGCCAGCGGATCGCGACCGTAGCCGAGCAGCTCGCTGTTCAGGAGCGGCTGCTCCGCCCCCAGCGTCGCGCTGGCGAACGGCATCCGCGTGAAGCCGCTGGCAGGTGGCGCTCCATAGGTCGTCTCGAACGCAAGCGCCATCTGCGCCCGCGCCCCCTGGGCTCGTGCCATGGTATTCTCCTCGGGTTGTCGGGATCAGCCGAGCGGATCGGCCGTGGAATAGTGAAGCACCACCGGGATCACGGCGGCCTTCAGACTGGCGGCGCCCTCGACCGGCAGATCGACCGGTCGCGGCGCTTCCGCCTCGATCCAGTCGCACCGGCCGCCGAGCGTGCGGTCGGCGGCAATCGTCGCACCCACGCTGGCACAGAGCATATCGAAGGCAGCGTCACGATTGGCACCCTGCACGACGGCCTCGATCTCGGCACGGTGCTGGTAGTGATAGGCCAGCGGCGACAGCGTCACCTCCGGCTCTCCCGGCTCGCCGTCGCGGAGGATCAGAAGGCCGGCAGCCGGCACGCGCTCGGGCAGTACCTCACCGCGCAGGGTGGTGGCGGGCAGCGCCGAGAGCCGCGCGTGCAGCGCGGTAATGGTATTTTCGCGGGTGGTGGGCATATTCACATCATTGACGAGGATTAAGGACCATCAGAATGATTGTCGTGCCATTGATCGGACATGGCAACCTTGGCAACTCTCTGGAGGGAGTAACTCATTGGCTCTGATTAGTCCCTATTCGGAATTTGGATCACGGGCATGGTAGCGAGTCTTGCCAGCATACTTGGTGGCCCCCAGCCACCGGCGCTCTTGCTGGGCAACGGCATCAATCGCCATCGAAACAATGACGAAAATTCCAGCTGGGAGAGGCTCCTGCAGATCCTTGCAGAAAGGCACGGACTGCAACTGACACAGGATCAACTTAAAGAAATGTCGAACACCGAGTTTTTCGACATTCTCGACCTAGCTCGCCCATTCGATGATCGCAGCAATCTGCAACGGGATTTCTGCGATCTAATGAAGTCTTGGCAGCATAATGATCATCATGGAACGCTGATGTCATGGGCCGCTCGAAGATCCGCACCAGTGATCACGGTCAACTTTGATGAGATGCTGTCCCAAGCAATTGGCGCCGCCTTCATCCGAACAAAGTCCGGTTTCACTGACTTCTACCCTTGGAGTTCTTACTTTTCGACGGATTCAATCGGAGACGCCCGATCCAGTTTCGCTATTTGGCACGCGCATGGAATGGCCAAGTACCCGCGCAGCATTCGGTTGGGTCTAACCCACTACATGGGCTCCGTAGAACGAGCCCGCCGGCTTATCTATGGGACGGGTGGGCTGAGATCAAAGGCGGTCACCAAACCGGAAGACTGGAAGGGCGCAGGCACCTGGCTGGAACCGTTCTTTTTCTGCCCCATCGTCGTCATTGGGTTTGCCTTCGGAAAAGATGAGAACTTCCTGAGATGGTTGTTTCTTGAGAGAGCGCGCCTTCATCGGATCAAGCCCGACATGAAAACTGACGCTTGGTTTGTCGTGAAGGGAGCCGCAGACGATGACCATCGAAGGCCTTTTCTCGAACGCATTGGCATCAAAATGATCTTCGTCGAAAGCTATGAGGAAATCTACGAGAACCCGGCTTGGAAACGATGAAGCACGGAGATCAGCTACGATTTTGGTGACATGCCAATGGGGCCGGGCGCACTGTTTGTAGGCAGTGCATTGGTGTTCTCAGAGTCTGGTGTCCACCCAATTCGTCACGATCAGCCCCGGCACAGCGTCACGCGCCCGCTCGGCATCCCGCGCGAGGTCCAGCCGCTTCGGCAGCTTGACCTGCGGCACCAGCAGGAAGATCGGCGCGGTCACAACGCCCCTTCCGGTTTTCGACCGTGACGCAACAGCGCGGCCCTTGGTGTTTAGCCGCCCTTCAGCGACCAGCAGGCTCGGGCCCGTCCGGCGATAGACGAACCGTAGCCGCAATCCCCGGCGTCGTTCCCATTCGCCGGGGGTGATCCGGCCGCCGCGCAGGGATTTGCCTGCGGCAGGCAGCGAGATCGCCAGCCAGAACCCGTTCTTGGAGCGGATCAGCGGGCCGGTATCGTGAGCGCCGATGATCACCGGGGCCTTCGACCAGACCAGCGCGGCAGCGTTGAGGCTCGGCAGGCCCTTGGGATAGGCTTCCGACCGGATGGTGCGGGCAAGCCGTGCCCCGAGACCCGCGCCGGTGATCTGCGCGCGCCAGGCATCTTTGAGACCGGTCCCTGCAATCCGCATCGCCGTGCTCACTGCCTTCTCGCCTGCCTTCGCCTCGGCATCGAGCAGGCTGGCAATATCGCCAACGATGTCGATGCCGAGTTTCACGCGGGCCTCAAATCGACAGTCCAGACCAGCCGCTCGCGGTCACGGACAGGCTCGCCCTGGATGAGAAAGGCGTCCCCCTCGATCTCGATGCGGTCGCCGGGGCGCGGGTTCGCCACCTCGGCGACGCGCAGATCGATCCGCGTGGTTTCGGACCAGAGCCGGGCTTCGCCAAAGCCCGTGACCTCATCCGCGCGGCGGGCAACCACGCGGATGAGCTGGGGCGCGCCACCCTCGGCGATGTATGTGGCGTAGCGCGCAATATTCGGGTCGAAGAACAGCGCGTCGAGTGCCAGGGCGACGGCACTCATCACGTCCGCCGCGCCGAACGCAGCACCTGCGGGCGGGTGCAGATCGGCAGCGGGTTGCTCTCGATCTCGAGGCGCACCCATTCATCCCTGTCACGGTCCGGGATCATACGCGCATAAAGCGGCAAGCCGAGCGTGTTGACCGTCTCGAAGGTGTCGGCCGGAGCGAAGTAGATCTCGAAGAGGCCCTCGACCCCCTCGGGATAGAAGTAGGCCTTGTCGGTCGGCACGCCGAAGCCAAGGCCGCCCCGGTAGCGGCGGAAGGTGATGCCGCCGAAGCTGACCTCCTCGCCAACGCGTCCCCGCAGATCGGCGGCGGCTGCGGTGTTGAGGTAGGTCTCTCGCACCTCCTTGTGGGCGACCAGATCGGCGAAGAAGGCCGAGCCGCATTCGGCGCGCAGCTGGACCTGACCGGCCGCCAGCCCGCCAAGGCTGTCCTCGACGCTTTCGATCAGCGCCTGGCAGCGCTTGCGCAGCGCACCCGAGGCGGGGCTCGCGTTGTCGAGGTCGAAGTCGACCTCGGTGGCAGGCGTGATGCCGAACTCTGTGAAGTAGTTGACCACCGTCGCCCCGTCCTTCGGATCCTTCACAACGCCCTGGATACCGTTGAAGAGGTGGAATTCGAAGGTGGCCTCGGCGTCATTGCGCAACCGCCCCAGCTTGCGGGCGACCTCGGTCTGCACTTGCTGGAGGGCAGTTTCCGAGCCGAAATCGCGAATGCCCTGGATTTCCGAGGCCCAGAGCACGTCTTGCTTCTTGAACTGGCGCACGACGAAGGCGCGCATTTCGCGGCGCTCGGGGATCTGGCTCTCATAGGCCGAGCCGCGCTCAGAGAAGGGAATCAGCTGCAGCGTGCCGTCGCGGCTCTCGATCATGACCGTCCGCGAGCGCACGCCGCGCGATCCGAACAGGCCCGCGCCAGACAGGATGGCGGGCTTGAAGGGGATGTTCTCGAGCGCGCGGGTCAGCTCGATAATGGAGAAGGCATCGCCTTCAAAGATGTCCATGGTGGCCATGGGAAGGTCCTTTCCGTTGAAGTGTCAGCGCTGGAGGATGCCAAGGGTGGTGAGCGCCGCGATGGCCGTGTTGGTCTGGCCTTCGGTGATGCCGTCGGGCCACACGAGTTCAAGGCGGCTGACGATGGCGGGGCCGCGCACCAGCACCACAGCGGGTGCATCGGTATCGGTGGCATCAGTCTGGCCCCAGAGGATACCAGCGGCATTCTGGCTGCCATTCGAAGCACCGGGGGTCAGCACCGTATATTTGCCGCCCGTGGTGATCTTGCCGAGGACGGTACCGGGCGAGAGATTTCCCGTCCCGGATGCGAGGGTGACAGTTTCGCGGGTGTAATCGCGCAGCACTTCCCAAATGAGGAAGCCGCCGGGGTGTTTGCCTTCGGTGAGGGTGGTCATGAGGAATCATCCTTTGCGGAAGGTGCGGGCGATGACGTCGCCCCAGGGGCGGGCGGTGGTTGTCGGCCCGGGTTGCGGGTGATGAGGGCTGATCTGCTGCTCGGCCTCGGCCCTGGCGGCGAGCAGCTTCGCGCGCACAGTCTCAAGGCTGGCGTCCTCTTCAAGGAAGCGTCCGGCCATTTGCGGCTGGCCTGCGAGGCGGCAGAGGTCGATGACGCTGCGGGCGTGGGCGATGGCCTCGGCTCGGATCGTGGCGGGGTCGAGGCCGAAGGACGCTGGATCAGGCGGCGCTGTCCCTGCCTCAGGTTCGGGATCAGACTCAGCGGGATCGCCTGTCTTGGGTGGATCGGTATCGGTAATGTCGACGCCCTCTATGCTGTCCGGAGCCTCTTCGGCGACGGCCTCCACCAGCGCAGGCGGCGCGTTGCGGAACTGCGCGATGTCGAAGCGGGCAGCGATGCGAACTGGTTCGACCATGCGCGTCGCAAGACCTGCTGCGAGGGCGTCCTGCGCATCAAACCAGGTCTCGGCCGCCATCAGCGTGGCGATCTCTTCCTCCGAGCGACCAGAGCGTGCGGCATAGCCCCGGATCATGCTGCCCGCGATCTTGTCCATGGTCCCGGCCATCTCGCGCATGTCAGAGGCCGTGCCCATGACGATGCCCGAAGGGTCATGGATCATCAGGAAAGCGTTCTCGGGCATGACGATCTCATCGCCTGCCATGGCCACATATGAGGCGGCAGAGGCAGCGATGCCGTCGATCCAGACGATAATCGCCCCCTCATGTCGCTGCAGGGCGTTATAGATCGCCACCGCGTCAAAGACCGAGCCACCGGGGCTGTTGAGGCGCAGATCGATCGGCACGCCGTCCGGCAGGGCACCAAGTTCGGCCAGAAACCCCTTGGCGCTGACGCCGTAAGCTCCGATTTCGTCATAGATCAGCACTTCCGCCCCGGTGCCGCGGGCGCGGATTTCGTACCAAGTTTTCATGGTGTCACTCCTGTGAGGTCGGCTGTTCCGAGCCGTCGCTGGGTTCTGGGCGGGCAGCAGGTGTGGCCCGCGCGCCCTGCTTTTCTCCCGGGCTCACCCGGTAGCTGAGGTGCAAATCGGCCGCGCGCCGTGCGTCGGCAGCGTTTTCGCGGTCGACCTCCTCGACGTCGTAGCCGGTGGCCTCGACCACCTTGCGCCGCGAGGTGATGCCCGCCTCCATAGCCAGAACCTGCGCCTGGATATCCTTCAACGGATCGACCCAGTCCCAGCGCGGCGGGATCCATTGCACTGCCCGGAAGAGCCCCGTTGCAGACGCATTCCCCGGAAGGACGAGCGCGCCCGAAAGCACTGCCGCCTCTAGCCAGCGCGCCCAGATGGGGCGGCAGAACTGGTGCACGATCACGCCATGCTGCAGCTGACCGATACGGCGGCGGAATTCGACCAGTTCGGCGCGCAGGCTGGAATAGTTGGCCTGCCTCACATCGCCGGTGACGAGGTGATAGGGCAACCCAAGCGAGGCCGAGACTGCCAGCAGCGTTCGGTACTGGAACGCCTCATAGCCGCCACCTACATCGGCAGGGCTCGAGAACTTCACGTCCTCGCCGGGCAAGAGCACCTGCATGGTACCGGGTTCAAGGCTCGCAATCGCCGCGCCATCAAGATCGGCAGCCCCTTCGCCCATCATCGGGTCCTCGGGGGCAGTCTTGGTGATGAACCCCGCGAACATCGCCGCGGTCTTCTTCCGGTCGAGTTCCGCGTCGTCATATTGATCCAGCAGGAACAGCCGAACCATGGCCGGAGCCACATGCGGCAGCCCCCGGATCTGGCCGGCATCGATGGGGCGGTAGACGTGGAGCACGTCCTCGGCCGGTACACGCACCGTGTCGGGCACGGCCACCCGCTGGTCCGTGCTGTCGCCCGGGTGGCGACGACGGAAGTGATAGGCCACGCGCCGCCCGATGGCATCGAATTCGATGCCACAACGGATGCGGTTGCCGTTGGCGGCTGTTTCGGTCTTCTCGAAGGGCAGCATCTCGGACTGCAGAAGTTGCAGCTGCAGCGGCACCGTCAGCCCGTCTTCCGAGCGTCGGGGACGCAGCCGGACAAAACACTCGCCCGCGACGAACATTTCGCGCGCGACCATCGCCTGCAGTCCGTAGAAGTCGGTCAGCCCGTCCGCATCGGCCTCGTCCGTCCAGGCAAGCCAGAGCCGCTGCACGCGATCCCGCAGGGCCGTATCCTCGATCAACGAGGACGGCTTGATCCCGTCGCCGACCAGGTTTGCCGCAAAGGCCTCGCACGCGTTTGCGGCATAGCCGTTGGTGACCACCAGTTCACGGGCACGGGCCAGAAGGCGCGGACCGCCGGAGGCCACCAGCGCATTGATGTTCTCGAGCGGTGGATTCCAGCCCTTGAGCCGTCGCCGCGCCATGGCCCCTTCGAGCCGAGCGCGCACGGCTGCAGGGCTGCCGCTCGCCCGGCCGGGAGTGGACCCGCCGCGGAACCTGCCGAACAGCCCCATGGTCAGAGCCCCTTGTCCGTGATGACGCGCACCTGCCGCACGATCCGTCGCCCTTCGGCTGAAGCGATTTCGCGATCCAGCGCCTCGAGGGCCCGGTCGATCTCAGCCACGGAGCGGTAATCGACCGTCTTTCCATCATAGCTGACCCGGGCCACGCCCGAGGCGCGTTGTGCGGCCAACGCCTCGCGGCGGGCGCGGAGTTCCGTGATTGTCGCCATCTCGACCCGCCTCTATCCTGCCCGTGACCCATCCCGACCAGGCCTGCCATGACCGACCGGATTGCCCGCCTTCGCATCGAACTGCTGCATCTCGAGCCCTGCATCTGGCGTGAGCTCGAGGTCAGCCTGACCACCAACCTCCGCGCCCTGCACGAAGTCATCCAGGCGGCGATGCCGTGGGAGAATTATCACCTCTATGACTTCCGCGTCGGCGACCGGGTCTATGGCGAACCCGATCCCGAGGACGCGGTCTGGGGCCGCAAGATCTATCAGGCCAAGGGCATGCGCCTCGGTACGCTGATCGATCGCGGCGTCACCGACTTCCTCTATACCTACGACTTCGGGGACGACTGGCAGCACCGCGTGCTGATTGAACATGTCGGCGCGGCCGATCCCGGCACCGATTATCCGCTGTTCATCGCGGGCGAACGGACGGCCCCGCCGGAGGACGTGGGCGGCCCCTCGGGCTTCATGGATTTCGTCGAGGCCATCGCAAACCGCCGCCATCCGCAGCACAAGGACTTGGTCCGCTGGTATGGTGGCCCCTTCAACTCGGTGGACTTTGGCGAACCCGAGATCGCGGCGCGCGTCCGCGATCTTGCCAACCGGCGCAAGGTCTCCCTAGAAGCCTTCGCCCGCAGCCGCGCGCTGAGACAGCAATAGGCACGAACATCAGCCCATGTAGGTCGAACGCACAGTTCGGCGCCGCGGACCCTGTGGCATCCGAGGAAGACCCGATGGCGTCGGTCCACTATCGGCCCGCATTGCGTCCGGGTCCGGGAACTGCCGTTCCAGATCCTGCCACCGGGCATCCGGCCAGCGGTCCACACCCGCGATCCAGGCGGCGGCGCGGGCATAGACCCGGCAATCCAGCGCCTCGTTGCGCTCGCGCAGCTTTTGCCATTCCAGCCGGGCGAAGCCGCGCTTGGTGCGGATCGTCACCAGCTGCTCGCCCACGACCTGCTTCAGCCACTCGCTTTCCACCCATGTCGGCAGGTGGATCGTCCCGGGCGGGAAGGCAGCACCCTCGGCGCGTTCCTCTGAGGTTGGTCGCTCCAGACGCAGGAAACGATAGGTTTCGGCCTTGAAGGTCGACACCGCCACCGTCCAGAGCCGGGCCCCGCGCCGCAGGCGTTTGCCGCCCTCGGTTGCATCGACGAAGGTCGGTCCCGACACCGGGCTCGAGCGGTTGAACCCCTCGACGCCCTTGACCGGCGAGACCTGCGCGAAGCCTTGCGCCCGCGACCAGGAATAGACCGCCGGGGCCTCGTAGC